AGTTATAAATCCTGCAGACATACATATAGGTAAATATTCTAATGATACTGAAACTGGCGAGGGATATGATGTTGAAACTGCCTGTATGAGGGTTTTAGAGGGCTTACAAGGACTTATAGCCAAAGCACAAGGCTTTGAGATTGAGAGAGTTTTATTTTGCGTAGGAAACGATATTTTACACATAGACAATGTTTACAATACAACTACAAAAGGTACTAATCAAGATGTTGATGGTAAATGGTGGGAACATTTTGAGGTTGCTCTACAATTATATGTTAGGTGTGTAGAGATTCTAAGAGAGATTGCACCTGTAGATGTCTTGCACTCAATGAGCAACCACGATTATCAAAGTGGTTTTCATTTAGCACACGCTTTAAAATCTTGGTTTAGATTAGATAGAGATGTTACGTTTGATATTAGCGTATCTTACAGAAAGTATTATCAATATGGTAGCAATCTAATTGGATTAGAGCATGGTGATGGTGCTAAGATGGAAAACTTACCTTTGTTAATGGCACAAGAAGAGCCTAAAATGTGGAGTGACACTCAGTATAGATACTGGTATTTACACCACCTACATCATAAAGTAAAACACAAATGGAGAGATGCTAAAGACTTTATAGGTGTTACTGTAGAGTATATGAGGTCACCAAGTGGCACAGATAGTTGGCACTCAAGGAAAGGTTATACAGGTGTTCCTAAAGCAGTAGAGGGCTTTTTACACGAAAAAACAAGCGGTCAAGTGGCTAGACTTGTACATTATTTCTAAAAATTATTCCTAGTAAATAAACATTTTTTAAAAAATTGTTGAAAATTCTTTGGTATTTTGTTTCAATTTTATACTTTTACAAAAAGTTTTACAAAAAATGAGAAGAAATTTATTATCAAGAATTAAAGTTAGTCACTTAGAAAGTTTACACAGAAGTGAAGTGACAAAACCCAACTTAGTAAAAAACATATTAAACGTACTAAGTAATCAGAAATATATTGGAGAACTGACTATATCTGAAACTATAGATATAATTAACTTGTGTAATTTACCTACAAGTAATTATAACTATATATGGGAAATGTTTAATGAAAACTAATTATTAACTAAAAAAAATATTATGGACTATTACACAAACAATTTAGAATTAGAAAAAGCAGAGAAAGATAACCAAAGATTAAAAAAATATAATCTTTATTTAAAACTTGAGGTTATTGACTTAAAACAAAAAATTAAAGATTTTGAAGAGCAAGTAAAAAATCTTGCGGTGCAAATAAAAAATTCTGAAGTAGAAGTATATTAAATAAATTATTAACTTAAACTAAAAACAATGAACACAGAAAAAATGAAACAAGAATTTGTAAAAACACAAATAGAAGCATTTAACAATTCTATAAAAAACACACAAGATGTTTTTAATAAATGTTTTAAAGCAGAAAAAAAACAAAATGAGAAATACATTTTAAAAGACAGTTTAAATACTCACATCTCAATGCACAACACAGAAGATGAAGTACACGAAAAACTACACGAGTTTAGTAAAAAATTTAATGATAGTTTTTCAATAATTGGAGGACATCCAGATAGACCATCTTATGAAGATAACGCAGTTTTTGAAATTCCTCAAGAATTAAAGAAACGATATAAAAATAAAGAATACATTACTTTTTATTTTTTTAAATTTGATTTAAAAACAAATGAAAGAATTCCTTTATATGATTATGATGAAGATTATTATAAAAGAAATTAATTATTAACTTAAACTAAAAACAATGGGAAAAATGAAACAAATGTTTGAACAACAAGAGAGTATTAACCAATTAAATAATAATAAAATGACAAAAAAAACTATGCAACAAAAATTAAGAAAACAACCTGAGCCGATTGTTGAAACAAGAAAAGAAGCCCTAAGAAGGCTTTACAAAGAAAATGGATTAACAGAAGAAGATATTTATAAAGACAAGAGAGGCTTTGTAATTATTACAAGAACCGGTATAGATAAGATTGTATCAAGAAATAAAATTACAGTTGCCTATGAAGTTATAACTATGGACTTAGAAAAATCTATATGCGTACTAAGAGCAGCAGCAAGTATGAAAGTTGGTAATGAAGCAAAAAATGCTATGAGTTTTGGTGAAGCATCACCAGAAAATCTAATGGGAGGTGGTAAGAAGTTTCCTGTTGCAATGGCAGAAAAGAGAGCAATGAGTAGAGTTGTTTTAAAAATTGCTGGATTCTATGAGCAAGGAGTATTTGGTCAAGATGAAATTGTTGATTAGTGAATGATGATTATTTTGATGAGTTAGTAAATGGTAGACCTACTCTTATCACCGATAAGCAGTGGTTTATCATTGAAAGCATGATAGATAGAACATCACTTAGTATAGAATATAAAACTAAAATACTAAACAAAATAAACGACTTGACAGAAATAGAAGCAGAAGAAGTAATAACTAATATATTTGAAAATGAAATCAAAACAGACCCTAAAGACCAATGGCTTAAAATGCTCAAAGATGGAGTATTTAACAGTTAATATTTATGAGCATATGTCAATCAATTACACCTACATTGTATGGAATAAAGAAATACTATTAGGTGAGATTGTTGAGGATGACATAATGAAACTGCTAAACAAAGAGCAAATAATAGACTTTTATCACAGAGATAAGCACAGGTTTAAAGTTAGTGTAAGTGATTTAAACTCACTATTAGAGAAGCCAAAATCAAATGACTAAAAAATATTCTATGATTAAGATTAATGAATCTAGGAATGAGTTTGAGGCATTGCTTAGAATCTATGGAATATCAAATCTTAAATTGTGTAAGATTATGGGTATAAATCCTGCGACAAGCAGAAAGTATATAGAAGAGCCTACTTTAATTAGGTTTATTCATGCTTACAGATTATCACAGTTTATAGGTTTAAAAGTTCAGGACATAGTCGATACAATAGTGTACGACTTAAATTAAAAATTAAATTATGACAATACAAAGAAAATTAACTTTTAGCAACTACTATAACGAGGTTATATTAGATGAAATTGCTCTTGTTTATAATGTAGATAGAGATACTATATTTACTGGTAGTAGAAAGAAAAACATTATATTTGCTAAAAGAATGTTTATCTACATACTAAGAAGTATGTTTGGATTAACGCTATATGAAATAGCACACATAACTAATTTACATCACTCATCAGTAATACATCATAGTAGAAAGTTTGAATTTTTTAAAAAAAGTTACATTGAAGAAAATAAAGATTTTAAACAAGTTGAGGCTAAGATATTATCTGTAGAGGCAGATGAAATGATTAGAGTGTTAGAAGAAAAAAAGAGTGAGATAGAAAAAGAATTAACTAAATTGTATAATATTAAAAAAGAAAAAAATGTCAGAAAAGAAAGAGAAGGTTTACTTACCGAGTAGTATTAAAAACATTAAAACAAAATTTGGAACTATGTTGGTTGCTAATTTTAAAGTAGATTCATTACAAGCAAACGCTAACAATGGTTGGGTTTCTATGGTGATTACAGAAAGAAAAGAACCATCAGAAAAAGGTGCAACACATTATGCCTATGTAAATGATTGGAAACCAGATGCTGAGAAAAAAGAAAAAGTAACTCAAGATGATGATTTACCTTTCTAATGATTGAATGGAAAAAAACTACTTATCCTAGCACTTTCATCAAATTATCTGATGAACTTGCTAAGGTAAGGAGTATGTTATCTGCTAATGTTTATAATAAGAACACAGAAAAATATAGAGGAGATAAAGAACATAAAATACAACAGTTAGGAATATTTGCAGAACTTGTAGCAAGACACATATTAGATAATAATAATGGTGTTAAATATGAGGCTGCACCACTAATAGATGAAAAACCTGTTGTAGAAGCAGACATAATTTTGCAAGGTATAGGAGAATTGAATTACATAGATGTTAAAGGTGTTAGCACTGGAGGAGATACTCTTAGAGTTAATTATAAGGCTCATAACAATCCAAATAAAAAAATTACACACTATTTATTCATACAGCCTATAAATGCTATATACGCAAGATTTTGCTGGTTTAAACACGAAGATGTTACACAGTGGACAGTAGTTATGTCTACATACACAGAATGTTACGAACTTAAAATAAACTAAACAATGAAACAACCAAACTACTATGCTATTATATCTGCAGAAGTAAGATATGATAGAAACTTAACAGCACACGCAAAACTTTTATACGCAGAAATAACTGCACTGTTAAATATGAATGGAGAATGTTTTGCAACAAACAAATACTTTTCAGAACTGTATGGCAAGAGTGTTGTAACTATTTCTAAGTGGATAAAAGAACTTATTGAAAATGGCTATGTTACAACAACTTATAAGTACAAAGAGGGTACTAAAGAAATTGACAGGAGGTATATAAGAATTATTAAAGGGGGTATTAAAGAAAACTTAAAGGGGGGTATTAAAGAAAAGTTTAAGGATAATAATACTAAGGTTAATAATAATATTACATATAGTAATAATAAAGGGCGTTTTAAAAAACCAAATATAATTGACATTGATAATTACTGTAGAGAAAGAAACAATAATATAGATGCAGAAACTTTTTTTGATTTTTACGAAAGTAAAGATTGGAAAGTTGGAAAAACTAAAATGAAAGATTGGAAAGCCTGTGTAAGAACTTGGGAGAAAAGACAAACTAAAAATAAAGGTATGAGTAAAGTACATATGCACTTAAGTTCTCATATACAAGCAAAAGAATTACTTAAAAAACAAAGACAATGATAAAAAACAAAACAAAAGAAGAACTAGAAGATTTATGTTTAGACTTACTAAGCAAAACATATATAGAGTTAGGTCAGCATAATGTAGATGCTGAAACAAAAGTTATAATGGCACAAAGTTTAGCAGAAGATTTACAAAGAACTTACAAAAACTTTTACTTTTCTGATGCAAAAAATGCTTTTATGTTAGGTGTTAGAAGTCCAGAGAATAAAGATTTTATACATCTAAATGTGCCGACATATATGCGTTGGTTAAGGAAACATAAGGATTTAATATGGGATGCAAGGTCTAAAGTTGATGCAGGTGCTGACCCTAAAACTGTACCTTTTTATAGACCAGAACCAAAATTATTACAATAAAGTTATAAAATTCAATTTATTTTTATAAATTTGGCATAATTAAACTTAAAACTAATAAACAGAGTTGTAATCAATATTAATTATTAACAGAGCGGTTATACTTTGTATAGATTACCAATCACAAAATTGATAAACAACAAAAATTAAATTAATTATTAACTAAGTTTTTAACTAATTACAATTAATCGGGTTTGTGATTCTCTGTTTGCTAGTTTTATAAAATAAAAAAATATGACAACTTGTTTAATAGCACTATTCGCATCAATACCTATTTGTTTTTTTCTTGGTTGGTTTAAAGGATATAACCAAGCATATCATAAGTATAATAATAAAAAAGATTAATTAAATGATTTTACTAAATTTGTTAAAACATATGAAACTAAGTGATTTATGGCAGATAGATTTTTTTCTTGCTTTTACTATTTTAATTTTAGTTTGTTTTGTAATGCTAATAATATCAGATTATTTAGAATATAAAATAATGAAACAAGAATCAGATGAACTTAAAAAAAATATGAACAACTATGTAAACACTAAATTTGGTGCTTTAGAGAATGATAGAATAAATGAAAGACAAAACAAAAAGTAAATATTATTACGATTTTGACAGGAATAGAAGTGTTAAATCTAAAATAAACCCAAAGATGTTTGTACCTAAAGAAGAATTAGAATACCAAATGAAAGAAGAAATAAACAACATAGACTACTCAAAAAATAAAATACCTAACTATTATATAGGACAAACATATGGCTATGAGGCTAGAAAAGTTTGTGAGGATTTTGAATTATCTTACAATATAGGAACTGCAGTAACGTATCTTCTTAGAGCAGAAAAAAAGCATGAAACTGCTACTCAATGTATTAGAAAAGCAATCAACCACTTAGAATTTGAACTAGACAAAATAGCAAATAAATCTATTAAAAAATTTAAGTAATGCAAAAGCCTATCTTTAGAGTGTTTGTAAACTACAGCATTAAAAACAGTAGAGGCATTACAAGGCGACCAAAGACAGGAACTATAGATACATTTGTATTGACCAATAATTTAGAAGAAATAAAAGAAGATGAGGTGTTACACAATAGAATATTTTATCTGCACAAAATAAAAGATAAAGACAAGTTTAAGATAGAAATAAAAAATATTGAAGTGGAAGGTCAATATGGAGAAACAACCGACAGATTTTAAAACAAGTATTATGCCAAAAATTAGAAAAATAAAACTGGAAGATAGAAAAGATATGAGAGGTGGAGGTTACTCAAGAAGAAAGTTTACTGCAGAGGAAGTAGATTATATAAGAAAAGAATATGCTACATCTACAGAGAAAGTAACCATATCTTCTCTTGCCAGAAAGTACAACGTATCTCAACCTCTTATGTACCAAATGATAAAAGGTACAACTTATACAGATAATAAGGGGGATAGGGGGGTACTAGGGGGGTAGGGGTGTCTATGAAAAAAGAAGCCTCTGTACAATCATCATTTTGCACTTATATGCAATTCGCTTATCCAGACTTACGTTACTGTGCAAGTCTTGGTGGTATTAGAACATCAATGAAACAAGCCATACTAGCCAAGAAAACAGGATATGTTAAAGGCTTTCCTGATATGCAAATCCTAAGAGTCAATAGTCAATATGCTGGACTATTCCTAGAAATAAAAGCAGACAAGAAATGTTATCCAACTAAAGAACAGAAAGAATGGGTTGCATACCTCAACGAAGCAGGTTACTATGCTAAAGTAGTTAAAGGTCTTGAAGAGTGTATGGATGTTTTAGATTGGTACATGAAGATTCCTTAAAACTTTTTTATAATTTTTTTTTTAAATTTTTTTCTACTGAAACTGCCAGTGAAACTGCCCTGAAACTGCCAGTGAAACTGCTAGGGTTGCCGATAGGGAGGCTCAGAGCAACCACAAAAGATCTTTTGCTCTACAAAAATAATAAAACATTTTAACAAAATAAAATAATTTGTTTATAAGTTATTAACAAAATAATTGTTTATATCTTTTTCAACATTTTTTTGTTTTTTGTGTATAAGTATAAAAAAGTTTGTATATTTGCAATAAATTATTAACTTAAACATTAAAAAAATAAAATTATGAAAACAACAAATTATGAGTTTGAGATAGGAGTAGAAGTTAAAGAAAACCCAAGCAAATCAGATAAAATAACTTATGTAGATTACAAAGTTGTTGCAACGTCAGAATATGAAGCAAGACAAAAAGCGGCTAAATTATGTGGAGAGGAATTTGGACACAACCCTTGGACAACAGAAGTATTAGATTGGGAAATAATTTAACAACTAAAACCACCAATGCCCTGCAACGAAAGTTGTGGGGTTTTCGTGGTAAAAGGCAACAATGCCAAATTAACTTAAAAATTAAATAAATACAATTATGAAAAAATTATCTATTACAGAGTGCAGAGCATTTTTAAAAGACAAAAAAAATATGCAATTTACAAACCTTTATATAATGATAAGTAAGTATGTAAAAAAATACGACAATTATGAAAGTCAATATATTATACAAACTTCAAATGCTTATCAAAAAAAGGCAGAAAATAAAAAATTAAAATTATATAATAGAATTTAAAAACTAAAAATTATTAACTTAAACATTAAAACAATACAATTATGAAAAAATTTAAAACAGTTTCTCAATTAAGAAATACAAACTTAATGCAATTAAATAAAGACATAAAACAATTTAAAAATTATTGTAACGACTTTTATAATATAAATAAAGGGGTTTATAAAATTGCAACACTAGAAGAAATAACAAACGCTATTAATATATATTTATGGTGTTTTGATGGTGTTATTGAATTTGATTCAATAGATAGAGAAAACGTCCGCCAAATTATAGAGGAAACACAAAGACAAACAAAAGAAGATAAAAAACAAAACTTTGATAAAAGGCTACAAAGTTTAATTAATAACTTAAAATAATATATTATGCAAGAAAATAAACTAGTATCTAATTGTTGCGGCACTTCTTATTCATTCGATTATGTTTCTAACTGTTGCAACGCTTTATTTTTAGGCAATACAGATATATGTGTTGAATGTAAAGAACACGCTGACCCAATAGAAGGATATATTTGTAACAACTGCCAAGAAACAACAGAAGAGGAAACGCAACAAGAATACAAATGCAATCAAGATTTTGAACGATACGACAATAATAGACATTAAAAAAAATACAATTATGAAAACAATAAACAAAGACAAAGCAAAAAAATTAATTTTAGATAGTAACGGTAAAATATTTTCGGCTATCTTCATAAAAAAAGATAACACGCACCGATTAATAAATGCCAGATTAAAAGTAAATTATAAAAGCAAAACAGGAAAAAAAGCACCATACAACCCAAAAGATTTTAATTTATTACCTGTATACGATATGAAGATAAAACAACATAGAATGTTAAACTTCAACACGCTTTTAAACTTATCAATAAATAAAAACAAATACTTAATAACTAAAAACTAAATAACTATGAAAAAATTTAAACATTTGAGTAACCAAGAGTTAATAAATACTATTAATAAAAGATATGCTAACGGACAAAATGATGATGATTATGTAGCAGAATTAACTAGAAGAGCCAAAGAGCAAGATTTTAAGATAAAACCAAAGTGGGACACTTATGAAATAATAACTAGAGAATTTACAAATAAAATAAAATCACTATGAACAACAAAATGAAAGCATACAAGATAAACAATTACAGACAAATCAAAGTCAAATATTTAGGTCCGACTAATAACAGGGGTTCAAGAGTTTGTATCTATGAACCAAAAAGATATAACAACGATACAACAAAAAGAATTTATTTGCCATATGATTACAGTATTGGAGACATCCAACAACAAGCATATGAATACTTATTAAATAAAGGTTTTAAAGTTGTTTGCAGAGCCTCAGAATACGAAAACTATTTATTTTTTGTTGATAATTGGGCAAATGATTTTATAGAATTAGACACAGGAAAAATAAGAGAATACAAATAAATTAATAACTTAAACTATAAAACTATGAGCAGAGGAAATTTGCCGCTTTCAAATTTTAGCGACACTACATTAACAATACTTTTTTTATTATCCTTAATCTTTTGCGGTTGCTAAACAAACAAACAAACATAATAAAATGTTATAGGGTCTTTAATTAGACCCTTTTTTTATGCTCTAAGACAAGCAAATAAACATTATATATTATATATCCAAACACACTTAAAACGCTTTAAAACTAATATTTATTTTTTAGTTTATGTTAGTTAAAAATTAATTTATTATTATTGATGTGTTGGCTTTTTTTCTTTATTCAGACAAAAAAAAAGATAAAAAAGTATAAAAAGAATAGATAAAACCCAAACTAAAACCCAGTTTAAGTTCCTGAACTGGTTTTTTTTATTGAAATTATTATTTTTTAAAGGGGATTTTAAATTCCGTAAAAAAAATTACATACACCTTTTAGCCCAACACACGTACACACACAAAACCAAAGTTCAATTTTATAAATACTATGTTTTATTTAAACATCTATTTTAAAAGTATATGTAAGACTTTGCGATATGAGCAATGATGTTTACTATAAGACTTGAGGACGATTATAAGGGTTTAGATTTATGCTTATTCTTATAAGAGGACGAAGTTAGTGTTTTAATTTTAAAGTTTTGCATAATTTTATTACAGAACAATTAACAAGTTAAAAACTTTGTAGTTCAATTTTATATATTTGTTGTATTATTGTATAATGGAAAGCAAAACATTTTATATATTAGCGAAATGAAAGAAGATAACAAAGCATTAGGTGGAGAGGCATTAAAGAAGAAAGCATGGTCTAGTGGAAAAATAGATGAGCATTATAATAAAACAGATAAAGTATTAGAGCCAAAGAACACAGAAGTTAGAAGAGTTGCTAAGATGACTAGGAAGTCATTAGCCTATGCACTAGAAGGACAACCGGTAAAAATTAAAATGGCTCTTGATATTTTATTTGATGAAGACCCACGTAGTTACATTGATGCTATAGCCAAACTAATGAACTATGCTTTACCAAAATTATCTGCAACAGAAATTAAGAAAGATTCAGACACGCAAATAGAAATTAAGTTGAGTGAAGGCACAACTCTTGATGACATTAAACAACAAATAAGAGGACTTGAAGAAGCAGAAGATATAGATTACACAGAACTAGATGACTAATAAAAAAGCACTGAAGTTTGCTCTTAATAAGAAACTATGTGAGATGAGTTTCTATGAGTTCTTTAAAAAGGCTTGGCACGTTGTAGAACCTGCAGTACCTCTATCCACTAATTGGCATCATAAATATATTTGCGATACACTACAAGCAGAGTGCGAAAGAATAATAGAACAAAAACCAAAAACAAAAGACATAATTATTAACGTACCCTTTCGTAGTACAAAGTCTTTAATAGTAACTGTTATGTTTCCAGTATGGGCTTGGATAAAATCACCAAAACTTAGATTTATAACCTCATCATATTCAGCAACACTATCGATTGAACTAGCAACAAAATCCAGAGATATAATATTTAGTGATTGGTTTAAACAAAGGTGGGGAAATGTTTTTCACATTAAGAAAGACCAAAACCTAAAAGAGAGATACGAAAATAATTATATTGGAATGAGAAGAGCAACATCTGTTGGTGGTACTGTTACAGGACAGGGTGGTGACTTCCTAATAGTAGATGACCCCTTATCACCGCAAATGGCTAACTCTGCAACCGAAAGAGATAATGCAAATGAGTGGTATCGTACTACATTTTATTCTCGTTTGAATCAAGCACATATTGGAGTTAGAATAATTATTATGCAGAGAGTACACGAAGAAGATTTAACTGGTTTTTTGTTAGGAACAAATACAAGACTAAACTACAAACATATATGTATACCTGCAACAAATGAGAATGGTAATATAAAACCAAAATCATTAGAGAAGTTCTACAATAAAGAAAATGGTTTGTTCTGGCAAGATAGATTTAGCAAAGAAGTATTAGATGATTATAAAAGTGCTTTAGGTAGTTATGGATATGCTGGACAACTACAACAAACACCAACACCCCTAGATAGTGGTATGATACATTCAAGTTGGTTTAGAGTAGATAGGTATAGAGTAGAAGATGCAACAGTAAACTTTGTTATAGACCCTGCATATACTGCAAACCAAAAAAACGACCCCTCTGCGTTATTAGCATATACATATAAAGACAACAAGTGGCAAATAGTAGATTGTGTTAATGTACATAAAGAATTTCCAGAGTTGGTTAAGTTTATACCGCAGTGGGTACAAAAAAATGGCTACACAAATAGAAGTAGAATATATGTAGAACCAAAAGCATCTGGTAAATCTATTGTGCAAACATTAATTAGAGAAACAGGATTAAACGTAAAAGAAGATAAGCCACCAACAAAAGATAAGGTAGCAAGAGTAGCAGATGTAAGTGCATCACTAGAAAGCGGTAGAGTTAGTTTACTAAATGGAGATTGGAACAGAGAATTTCTTGACCAACTGTCAAGGTTTCCATCTGCAAAGCATGATGACATGGTAGATTGTTTAGTGATGGCTATAAACAAAGAAATTTGGAGTGGAAGTGGTAAGGTAGTATTTTTTAATTAATTTTTTCAGATTATCTAAAAATTAGGAAAATATTTAGCAATACCTTTACTATTTTTGCATTGTTTTGAAAAATTATCAAAAAATAATGAAAGCAAGAGAAATAAACTATTTAGATGATAAACATAAGAGCATAGTTGAAGATTACATAGTTAAAGTAAAAAAAGTTATGTATTTCTCAACTGACAACTGTGCTTATGGTAAATATCATTCGTTTATTGAGTTGATGGATTCGGTTTATTTATATTCTAATAATTTTTATGACAGAATGTTAAAAGATGAAGATACTGAAATAATTTCTGAATTTTTATTCATAATTCCAAATATGATGTTCTATACAACTGTTGGTTTTTTAACTGCATTAAGAAATGACAAAAACCTTATACAGATTACATTAAGTATAGACAATATAGCAAGAATAACTGAAGATGCTACAAGCGAGTTGGCAGATGTGCTTATAGACAAAGAAGAAAAGAAGAAAATACTAAAAGAATTAGAAACTTTACATTTAAGCAAAAATTAATAATATTATTATGGTAGAAATAAAAATTCAAGACACAACTTATGAAGTTCCAACAAAATGGAAAGACATAACACTTAACTGGTGGTGTGGACTATACACAATCATCAACAAGTATAACAAAAGAGATGAGGAAGGTAATGTAATAGAAGCAGAACATACTGAGGTGCAAACACTACAATTAAACAGAGATATATTTATGTATCTAACAGGTGTAAATGCAAACGATATGAAAATGCTAGATATGGAAAGTGTAAACGCAGCAGTGGGTACAGTAGGGGAACTATTACAAGAATACAAGCCTCAAGGAATAGATAGGTTTGAGTTTGAGGGAGAAACTTATTTTTTTCCAAAAGAATTTTTAAAAAGAAGTACATTTGGTGATTACATTGAATCAACACACTTAGAAAGTACGATAAAGATAATGAAGCATGGTAGATTTGATGTGTTACCAGAACAGATGGCAATACTATGTAGAAGAGCAGGTGAGGAATATAATGATGATGAGATACCCCAAAAATCTGATAAGTTTAAAGAACTCACAATGGATATAGTTTGGGAGTTCAGTTTTTTTTTGACAATGCAAAGCGTAAAATTAACAAGGACTTTCCAAATGTTTTTGGGCAAAACAGAAGAGGAGGTGGAGGCGGCAAAAACCGAGTTTCTACAGTTGGACTCTACAACAAATTCATAAGACCATATGGTTGGTTGAATAGTTTGTATATGGTGGCAGAGAAAGGAATATTTAAGATGGATGGACATAACGATATAGATAGTGTTAAAAATACTGACCTATATAAAGTATTAACTTACTTGAGTTGGCAAAGTGCTAAAAATGATTATGAAATTGCTGTTCAAGAAAAGATACATAACAAAAATAATATAACATTGTAAAAATGGCAATAACAAGATTAACAGATATAATAACAGTATTCGAGAGCAAGTGGACTTATGGTGATGTGAAGTTTGGCTATGAAAGCGAAATAAATCAAGACCATGATGCTAAATATCCTTTAATGCTAATACAGCCACCAGCATCAATAATACCAGAAATATATAATGGTAGAGAAGAGTATGAGTTTGAAATAAACTTTTATAACTTATATTCTCAAGCAGCACAATCAGTAGTTACTCTACAAAAAAGATGGGATAACTTACAAGACTTAGCAAACGAGTGGCTAGATATGGTTTTAAAAAACTATCAAGACAATACAGTAGAGGCTTACTTAAATGATGAAAGCATAGAAATAGAAAGAGTAAAAGAAGTTGCAAATGATAGATTAGTGCAAATAAAACTAACATTTACTATGAGTGCATTTACAAAATGCTTTAGACCAGTTTCTAATTATCCATCAGATTATTCTGATTTAGTTGTTTGGTTAAAAGCAGACAGTGGTGTAACCTTTGATATACCAACAAAAAGAGTGAGTGCTTGGGCAGACCAATCTGGTAATGGCAATGGTGCGGCACAGGCAACTACTGCAAACCAACCTTTAAGATATGGTTATGATGGTGCTAATGATAAGGCATATATTAATTTTGATGGCACAAATGATGTATTGACATCAACAAGTAACAATCCAATATCTGCAAATTCATTTACTATGTTTATGGTGGCAAAGCAACATACATCACACGCAGGTAAAAATCCTGTCTTTGGATATAGTAGTCCTGACGCTAATGTAGTAATGGGTTTTAATGATAATAAAGTTTATGGATATATAAATGATGCAGGTTCAAATGAAGCGTTATTTAATGGAGGTGTTGCAAGTAATTATAATGTTTTTAGGATGCAGTTTATAGGTGGTACTGGTACTTTAAGAACACAATTAAATGGAGGTGCGATTAGTAGTGATAGTTTAACTTGGACAGACACTATTGTTTTTAATGAAGCAAGTTATACTATATCTAAATACCGAACAAGTGATTTTGGTAAAGTAAATATAGCAGAGGTAATAGTTTATAATAGGTCATTGCAAGAAGCAGAAATTTCAAAAATCAATGACTACTTAAATAAAAAATTTAAAATATATTAATAATGAGTACGAGTATTAATGGAACAATTAGTTGGGGTATACAGTTGCAAAATGAAGATGTTAATTCAAATTTAGCAGCGTTAAGTTGGACAGGTAGAAGAAATTTTCTTGTAAGTGCTAATAGTCCTTTAAGGTTTCAAATCATATGGACAAGCACTGGAGTAACAGAAGATACAGAACCATCAAAAGCAAATTGGACAGGAGGCTCTTCACTTACAAATGGAAATGGAGATGTGGTAAATATAGTTTTTAAAGTTTATGCTACAACTACATCACCAGCAAGTAGTACGCTAAGTGATTACGAATATCTAGGTGCAATAAAAAAATCAAGAGATATACCAAACAGAAGATATAACACGCAGACACCACCACTAGACCATAGGTTTACTGTAGACTTAGCACCTCTTGTAAGAGATAAACTGTCTTATAGTTTAGTGCCAATAAACAAAGGAACTTGGCAAAGTCATGAGTGGGGAGGCATGAATGGTGGTCTAGCAATGCAAGATAATGTAACAGAGCCTGTAAGTTTTTACAATGTCACACCTAATGGTTGTATAAGAACAATAAAAGTTCTTGCTTGTCCAGAAGTTATTAATGGTGAGGGAACAGTAATTGAGGCAGATGGATATAATGGTGGTAAAGGATATTTAGCCTTATCTAAACTTACAAGAATCATAAACAGTGTTGCTCAGTATGGGGAAGATAGTTTAGTCAATAGAGGTACAGACGCTAAATTTGTTTGGGAGAGGTTTAATAATTACAGGTTTTTATCTAGGTGTAAAAATGAAATACAAAGTAATACTGTATCAGATGCACCATATATGAAACCAGCAAGGCTAGATGAACAAGCAGAATGGTTATATTGGTATATGTATACTGGTGAATATACAAGCGGAGGTGTTAGATATGCAATTCAAGGTATGGGAATGAAAGTAGAGACTTTTGACAGTATATCTGGTAGTGTACAAGACACTTTTTATATAAAAGATTTTGAAGATACTGCTCGTTTTAATGGTGCTAACATACATGATGACCAAGAAAGAATGTTCGTTCAAAATGTTTCACCATCATTTATAAACAATGCAGATGCTTTTCAGGTGACTAGCAGTACTGGTGCTTGGGCAACTTATACTGGAGATAGAATAACAAGTGATGTTGCTTTGTATAGAGTTTCTGTAAATAAAGTTTATGATGATGCAGATACTGTTGTAAGGGTTTCTCGTTATAGATATTATATTATAGACAAAGAAGATGAAAAGTTGCCATATGGATTTGTAAGGTTTCACTGGTTAAACACTATGGGAGGTATAGATAGTTATACAGCAAAAAGAAACATAACAGAAGGATATAGTATAAGTAAAGATATAATAGAAAGAAAAAGTGTAGATAGAATGTGGAAGCAAAATGATGCTCAAGCAACAAGTGGTGCTGCAATACCTAACTCTACCTATGTTAATGACACAATGAGAGGTGGTAATCAATATAAGGGTGGAAGAGAAGTTTTAAATATAAATGCAGAAAAAAGAAATAGTGTTTACACTGAGCCTTTAAGCAATCAAGTTTCTAAGTGGCTAAAAGAAATTACTATGTCGCCTAATGTTTGGATAGAGGTAGATAGTGATGCTACTGCAGAAAACAATACTACAAATCCATATCTTAGACCATCAACCAAAGGTTATATGCCAGTTATTATAACTAATAGTGACATTGAAACTGTTAATGAAGAGCAAGGTCTTGTTAGGTTTAACTTAGAATATATATTCTCACATAAAGTACAAACACAAAGAAATTAATATATGTCGATAAGAATAGAGTTATTAGATTTTAATTATAATGATGCTGAAAGAAATTTAATTGATGTTAATACAGGTGTTGTTGGTAGTGGATTTACTGTTGATAGTAAGTTTGGTGCTACTTGGGATAGCACAGGTATAACAGACTCAGTAAAATTTTTATCTAATATTCAAAACACAAATCTAGTTGTAGGTAAAGAGTATTTTGTTTCTTTTAAACTTAGTGGATATAGTGGAACTGGTAACATGGGCTTGTCTACAAGTAGTGGTGTTTCTGGCAATGCAAGACTTAGTGGTAATGGCACTCATAGCGAAACATTTACTGCAACCGACTCTGGTCAAATAGATTTATTTGGTAGAAAAACAAATAATGGTACTTTTGAAAAGGTAAAGTTATTTAGATTAGATGCTATAAATTGGGGTCAAAGTGTGGCAGGACATTTAGAATTAACAAGACATGATGAATCTCCTTTTGCTTTAACTTATCAAATAAGCGATATAAAAAACATAACATCTACAAGTGGACACTATAGTAAAACATTTAAAGTTCCTGCTTCAAAACACAACAACTCTCTTTTAAAAAATCTGTTTATACCAAACATGACTTTTGACAATGATGTAACTGGACTCAAGCCTTGTAGAATAGTTTTTGATGGTGTAAACTCTATAGAGGGATTACTACAAGTAACAGGGGCAGGAGGCTATGGGGAAAACGCATCTTATTATAATTGTGTCTTTTATGGCAACAATATGTCTTGGGGTTCTTTTATAGCAGAAAAATTACTAAAAGATGTTAATTGGGGTACAAATGGAGAGAGTCTTGCTTATAACAAAACAACAATAACTGCAACTTGGGCAGATGAAGATTGTACATCTTCTGATTCTTTTTTAGTTTATCCTATAACATCTTATGGCGACTACAATCCTAATGGAATAGAACATACAATACAGTTGTTAGGAACTGCAGGGGAAAATGGTCATGGTGCAGGTGCAAATGCTTATTATGGCAATGATACTGGTGGTGCTAGTTATGGCACACCACCTCCAGTAGCAGATTGGAGACCAGCAATATTTGTTAAAAGCACTTTAGAGCAAATATTTAAAGATGCAGGTGGATATTCTATAAAGTCTAATTTTATGGACACAAGCACATTTAAAAAATTAGTATGGCTTCTACCTAACTTTAAGTATAATAATCCAGATGATAGATATGCTAGATTTGGTTTTGAAAGTGAGTTTGCTAGTGATGCCTCTTTACCTGCAGATGAGGTTTTAGGTAATAATTTAAACAACATACCTGGTGAAGACCATAATTATCAATTTGATGAAGAGCCTATAGAATTTGGAACTGATGGAGGTGCAAATGGATTTAATATACTTACTACTGATGCTAGTAATGAAGTTGTATATACAAATTCTGCAGGTAACTTTAGTTCTGTTACAGTTAAAGAGTATGGATATTATAATGTAAGAGTGTCTGATTTTAACATAGATATTTCAAACCCTTTAATTGATTTAGGACAAACTGGTAGTTTTTCAACTCCTGATACAACACCACTAGAGGCTTGTTTTGTTAAAAGATTTAGTTTAGCAGTACAAGTAAGAACACAGGGAGAAACGCATTTTGCAAACAGGATTAGAGCAGAATTAAGCACAACTGAGTACGAGAGAGTTACAGGTGCAGGTACTTATGATTTTGTTTTTAGTGCTAATAATGCATTAGGAGACCTTTCTGGTACACTTACTTTTGAACCTATAGACGAGAGCATATGGCTTAATAAAGATGATATAGTTAGGCTAACATTAAAAGTGCAATGGGAACGTAGGCATTGTGGAGGTGGTATTTGTAATGCAGACTACAAATTTACATCAACACCTAAACCTTTTGGTGCTAGATTTGATTTAGCCTTTAATCCTGTACCTGTAGAGTATGGGCAAACCTATGACCTTAAAGATGTTATAAATCCAGACTACAAACAAAAAGATTTTGTAAAAGGTGTTGTTCATGCTTTTAATTTAAAATTAAGCACAGACCCTAGTTCTAAGCAAATAACAATAGAACCATTTAATGATTTTTATAAAACATTTAGTGATGCTGTAGATTGGACACAGAAGTTAGATAGAAATAAAGAAATAACTGACAAGTTTTTAAAAACAGATATAAAAAGAAATTTAATTTTTAAATACAAGCAAGACTCTAACGACAAAAATGCTGAATATTTTTCTAATCAGTATTTTGAAGGTATTAAGGATGTATACCCATACAAAGAAGAATTAGATACTATATTTGAAGATGGCGATAGTATTTTTGAAAACCCATTCTTTGCAGGAACTTTAAATCACCTAGACTTAGACACATACGACCCATTTAATATTTTTAATATGTTGTACGCTAATCCTCAAACGACATACAGTGCTTGTTTATGGCAAGAGCATTATAATTCTGGCAGTTCGCCAAGACCAGAAAAGGGTTATAACTTTCAACCAAGATTATTGTATTGGAATAAATTATCTCCAGATGTTTCTACAGCAGGTTATAATAAAATAGCATTAGTGCAAACTTGGGCAGAAGAAAGAGAGGCGATTGTAGCCTGTTCTAACCAAACTCTAGTTTCTGGTACTTATCTAAGTAATGTGTTTCCTCAAGCAACATCATATGACCCTGAAAGCACAAGTTGCCCTAACCTTTGTTATGGTAATATTTGGGTTAGAAACTTCGACCATTCTAATGGAACATTTGCTGATGCAGTAGCACAAAAAGGATTATTCGATACTTACTATAGGCAAATGGTAGAGATGTTAAAACAAAAACCAAGACTAAGAGAAGTTTTTGTTGATTTAAAAGTTGGTGATGTTTTAAACTTAGATTTTCAAAAATTAATATACATAGATGGTGTTTACTGGAGACTAAATAAAGTTGTAGATTATATGCCAGATTCTAACATGCCAACTAAGGTAGAATTGTTAGAGTGGTTTCAATTAGGTGTAAACGCATCACAAACTCCTAGATTTGCTGGTGGTATGCAGGGTGGTACAGGAGTAAGAGGTTATCTAAACAATACAGACATATATACAAATAGTAATCCAAATCAAGGTGCATAATGAGAGATAGAAGGCAAATATCACAAAGAGGTTTACCAAATCAAAGTGGTTTGGAGATTTTTTCATCAATAATAACATTTGGAGGAGAGTTCTTGTCTTGGGCAAAAGTTTTTTCTTCTGCTACTTTATCTGGTGCTACATCTTATGAGACAAGCACCTCAGACCCTACACTATATGCTGTCAATAATAGCAGACCAACAACTCCAGAAACTTGGTACTTATATTTTACAACTGGATTATCTGCACCAAGTGTACCATCTGTAACTGATGAAAATGCCAGAAACTCAATACAACTAACAGGTAATGATTCTGGTAACATAGGTTTGTATCAGCAACTATCTGGATTAACAGTAGGAACAACTTACAAGTTCTCTGTATTTTTTCATAAAGGTAGTGCAAGTGGAACTATAACATTAGAACAGTTTGCATATGCAGGAGAAAGTGATTATTCAAGAATATTAATATCAGAAACTACAGTACCAGCATATGAATGTGTTTTAGAGTTTACTGCTTATTCATCTAATGATGTTATACTTATAGACTTCCAATGTGCTAGTGGTGTTACTGGTGCGGTAGATATAACACAAATGTCTATTAAAGAAAAAGAAGAATACTTAGTGCCAGTAGTAATGACAGATAGCACTGGAACTGCTCATAATGTTTTACAGAGAAACTTACAGGATAATTTAAGTGATGAGGAATGATTAAACTAAAGCACACAAATAGAACTATGCACGAGGTAGGTGATATGCTAAGGAAAGGTTTAAGGCAAGAACTGATTGACCAAAAGCATAATGCTACTGGTAGATTGAGTAGAGGATTAAAATACCATGTAAATAAAAGAACAAATACTATGAGTGTTTTTGCATCTGTTAGTTATTGGAAGGCAGTTAATAATCCTAAGTTTGCAAAAAAACCTAATAAAAATGCTATAAAAAGTTGGGTTAGAACAAAAGGATTACCTGAAAATTCTGCAAGTGCGATATTTAAAAAACTACAAAGTTTTTATGGTAAACCATATGTGTTTTGGTCAGATGGCAATAAAATAACAAGAACAGACTTTGCAGGGCATACTGCAAGAAAATTTAGTAAAAAAGTAGCAGATAAATTAGCACCATCAATAGGTGTAGATGTGGCTAATATGATAGGAGAACAAATAAGAAAAAATAATCCAAAAGCAAATGTCGTTGAGGCATTTTAATATATAATATATATGGCAACAAATACAGAAAAAATAGTAGTACAGGTAGTCGTACAGGGAGATAAACAGTTAGATAAACTTGAGAAAAAAACAAAAAGCACAACGCTAGGGTTTGGCAAAATGGCTGCTGGTGTTTTGGCTGCGGTTGCTACCTTTAGAAAGGTAAATCAAGTTGTTGCAGCATCTATAAGGTCTTTTAGAGATTTTGAATTTCAAATGGCTAAAGTAAAGGCGATTACTGGTGCAAACAGAAGTGAGTTTTTACAGTTATCAAAATCTGCTCAAGATTTAGGTAGGTCTACGTTCTTTACAGCACAACAAGTTGCTGAACTACAAACTAATTATGGTAAGTTAGGATTCACTACAAAAGAAATATTAGATGCTCAAGAGGCTACTCTTCAATTAGCGACAGCAACAGATTCTGATTTAGGTAGAGCAGCAGTTGTGGCAGGTGCTGCGGTAAGGGGTTTCGGTTTAAATGCTAATGAAACTGCTAGGGTTACTGATGTGATGGCGAAAGCATTTACATCATCTGCATTAGACTTGGAGAAGTTCCAAACATCTATGACAAAAGTTGCACCTATTGCAAAGTCAGCAGGATTTTCTATAGAAGATACAACTGCAATTATGGCTCAGTTAGCAGATTCTGGTATAGAGGCTTCTATAGCAGGTACATCTTTAAGGAATATATTACTTAAAATGCAAGACCCTAATTCAGATTTAGTAAAATCTTTTGGGAAAACTATACACTCTTTAGATGAGTTAGTACCTGCACTTACTAAATTTAGTGAAGAGGGCGGTAGTCTTGCTGAAATTATGGAGGTTGTTGATTTAAGACAGGCGGCAGCGTTTGAACAAATGATAACCAGTAGAAAGAGAACTGTTGAGTTAAGAGATGCTTTAGTAAATGCTAAAGGTGCGGCTGCAGAAATGGCAAGAATAGTGGGAGATACATTAGAAGGTGCGTTAAAAAGGTCGCAATCTGCAACACAAGGTTTTCAAATTGTATTTATGCAAACATTTGGAGATGCTCTTAAAAACGTTATTGATGGTTTTGCTACATTAGTTAATAAGTTTACTGAATTTATAGAACTACCTATGTCTGAAACCTTAGACAACGATAGGGTTGCTATGAATAATTTATTTAAAAGTTTAGAAAAAACCAATATAAGTCAAGACACTAGAAACAGATTAATTGGTGAATTAAACTTAAAATATGGAGAATATTTACCTTTTATCATAGATGAAAAAACAAAACTTGAGGATTTGAAAATAGCACAAAATGGTGCTAATGATGCTATGTTGAGAAGAGTAACGATAATGGCTGCTGAAGAGGCTCTAAGAGATGTTGTACAAAGAAGATTAGATAATCAAATTGAAGCAACAAGATTAGTAAAAGAAGAAACAGAACTGCAAAATGAAAAGTTAGAAGCACAAGATGGTTCTTATAAAAGAGCAATACAAAGCAGTGGGGGTTATGACAGAACTTTAATGCGTATAACTACAAGTTTAGATGCTAATTCTAAAGCACAAGAAAAAAACAAAAAAGAAGCAGAGGAATTAGATGAAGAATACACTGAAATTGCTAATACCGCAGCAAATTTAAAAATAAATATAGATGGTGTTACTAAATCTATAACAGGAGAGGGTGGTTCTGGAGGAGATGGTTCTGGAGGAGGTGGTGGTGGTGGTAAAGGATTGTCACAGGCTATGGCACAATCTACTATAGAAACTAGAATCCAAAATAATGAATTACAAAACTACATAAATATAATGGGTGGAGTTATAGATAAATCTATAACATTAGAACAGGCTCAAGAACAGTTAAGACAACAAAGAATCAAAGACATAGAAGAAACATTAGCCAATGCACCTCTTATAATAACCGATTATCAAACAAGATTAAAACTTGAAAAACAGTTAATTGATTTAAAACTTCAAGGATTAACAGATGAGGAGAAAAAAAGAAAAGAGCAGATAGGACAAATGCAACAGGTAGGACAACAACTTATAACTTTAGCAGGAAATGATGAAAAATATCAAAAGGTAAGAGAGTTAGGTGTTAGAATATCTGCAGCAGCAGCATTAGCAAATAACGCGGAAGCATTGTCTTTACAAATGAAAGGTTTATCTGCAGATTTAGCATTAGGTTTCCCAGCCAACTTAATAGCAGTAGCATCTACACTAGCATTATTATTAAGTATGAAACAAAACTTTCAAGTTTTAGCAAGAGGTGAGCAGTTTGCAAATGGAGGTATGGTGCAAGGCAAATCACACGCACAAGGTGGAGAAAAGTTTGCAGTAGGTGGTAGAGTAGTAGAGTTAGAGGGTGGTGAAGCAGTAATAAATAAAAGAAGTACAGCAATGTTTAGAAACCAATTATCTGCTATGAACGCAGCAGGTGGTGGTGTTAAGTTTGCTGATGGTGGTTTATTAAATATGCCATCATTTACACAACAACAGTTTAATGCACTTGGTCAAACACAAATGATGGGTGCTATGCAGGGAGGAAGAAAAGTAGTAGTAGTTGAGGCGGATATTACAAATGCTCAAGATAAAGTAAGTGTAATTGAATCTCAAGCAACATTATAAAAAAACAAAACAATGGAAGAAATTTTAATATTAGTAGAAAGTTATGGATTACCTTTAGTATTATTGCTAGGTGCATTATACGCATTATATAGATTTTTTGTTTTTAGTCTATATGAAGTTAAAAATGAATTTGGAAAAAGACACGAAGATAATGCAAAGGCAATGTCAGAACTAAAGATTGCAGTAGCAGAACTGAAAGAAAAGATTAGCACAGTGCTAGATTTTGTTAAACGTAAATAATATAAACATATGTTTGTTAATAAAAAAACCAAATTAGAAAGGTTAAGTATATGTAAAAGTTGTAATATGTACCGAAACTTTATGTTACTTAAAAGACCAAAAATAGACTTAGGTGCAAGATGTGCAGAATGTAAGTGTTTCTTAGATGCAAAGACTTCTCTCACAAAAGAATTTTTTGGCAAATGTCCTAAAAATAAATGGTAAAATTAAACATATGAATTTTAAAGAAATCGCACAAAACTACGACAAATCAAAAAGAAAGATGATGTCAAACGCTATTGTGAAGAACAGAAAGTATATGACTAACTTCGCAAAATATGATGCAGAATCATTAAACTTAATGTATGCAGAATGGCATTTATTATTTCCAACACACAAGCAAGATATAAATTGCTCTAGTTGTAGAAAAGCAGTAAACAAGTTCTGGGAAACAATGTTAGAAGAGTGGATAGAATTAGAACAAACTCCAAAAGCAAAAACAAAAAAAACCAGTGGCTCAAAAAAAACAAAGGCAAAATAATATAGATATAGTTTACGACTATATAGAAACTCTTGGTGTAGAGTTAGAAAAAAGATTTGGAGATTGTCCTACTTGTAAAGATATGGTTAGACATCTTGTAGAGAGAGGAATTATAGAGCCAAAGAGAGTTAGAAACTATATGATTATTACTGACTTTGATAGAATGTTAGTACACAACGAGGGAAACAGAACTTATACATTTATGGATTTGTCTATTAAGTACGAAATAAGCGAAAGTCAAGCACAAAATATCGTATACAAAGAAAGAAAAAAGTCTATTCCTAGCAATAACATTACTTGTTAAAAGTTTTGTAAACAAATTAGGTAAACATCAAATATATTTAACAGTATTTTTGCACCTATGAAAGGACAATGGTATAATATTCAAAACAAGGCTAGTGAAACTGCTGACATCTACATCTTTGATGAGATAGGTATGTATGGAGTAACAGCACAAGATTTTATTGGAGAAATAAAAGAATTAAAAAATACACCAATCAATTTACGCATAAACAGTTTAGGTGGAGATGTGTTTAATGGTATGGCTATTTATAATGTTATTAAAAAAAGAGAAGCAAAAACTACAGTTTATATTGAAGGTATAGCAGCGAGTATTGCAACTATCATTGCGTTAGGTGCTGATGAGGTTGTAATGTCTGAAAACTCTTTATTTATGATACATAACGCTTGGGGTGGTACAATGGGAGATGCAAAAGATATGAGAAAATCTGCAGAAACTCTTGAAAAAATCTCAACAGAACTTACAGAAATCTATATGAAAAAGACAGGATTGTCTTATGATGTAGTTTCAAATATGATGGATGAAGAAACTTGGTTAAACTCAGAAGAGGCTTATGAACTAGGTTTTGTAGACACTATATCTGATGCTATTAAGATTGCTGCAAAGTATGATGTTTCTAAGTTTAAGAACATCACCAATGAACAAATACAAAACAAATTAAATATTAACATAAATAACAGAAAAATGACTAACGAGTTAAAAGAATGGTTCAACAACAAAGTTGAAGAAATCGTTACTGCTGTAAAAGGTGATGTAAAAGTTTCTAATGATGTTGCTGAACAAACAGCAATTACTGTTAATTTAGGAGATAATGAAGAAATAAAAAATAAGATTTCTGAGTTTGAAACTAATAATACAGAATTATCAAACAAAATCTCATTGTTAGAAGAAGAGTTAGCAACTGCAAAAGGAACTAACGAAACTTTGACTAATGAAATTGAAGCGTTAAACGCAAAAATAAACAAGTCAGATGCTAAAGGAACTGAAATTGAAACTGATGGTGACCCTGCGGTAGTTGAAAACAAAAAAGAAGATGCTAATGCAGGATTCTATAATGCAATGGCTGACAGAATAAGAAATAGATTTAATAATTAAAAAAATAAAATAAAATGGCAACAGGAAACGTAGCAAATAAAGGAACTTTCGCAACTTACTCAGGGGCGAACTTAAATGAGATTTTTTATGAGCCAGTATTTAGAAGTGATGATATTATGCGTAACTATAGAGTTATTCCTAATGTAAAGCATAAAATGAATGTGTTTACTTCTGCTGCTCTAACAAAAATAGTAACAAAACAAACTGCTTGTAGTGCAAGTAGTCAAGACCCAGTAGTAGATTTTAATATTGATGAGAAAACAATTACTGCAGGAAGAATGAGAGTTGCTCTTGAGCAATGCTCTAAAGAGTTTTATGACACTTACATTGAAGAAATGTACAGAAATGGTGTAGATGTAAATAATCTTGAAGGCACACAATTAGCAGATGCGATTGTAAATCGTGCTGTAAAAGGTATTGCACAGGATGTAGTAAGATTAGCATGGGGTGGAGATAGCACAACTGCTAACTATGACCAAATGTCTGGTTGGATGAAATTAATGGGAGATGATGCAACTGTATTGGCAGCAAGAACTGAGTTTAGTGCGGCAGCACCTACAGCACCAACAGCAGCAGAGGCTCTTTCTTTAATAAGAAATATGTATGACAATGCACCGGCAGCACTACAACAAGTTCCTGCAGCAGATAAGAAAATGTTTGTAACTCCAAAGACTTACAATGCTTACTTACAAAACCTAGAAGGTACTTCTGCAGATTTAGCAATAACTAACCAACAAGATGGATTGTTAGTTGTTAAGTTTAGAGGTGTTGAATTAGTACCTATGTATGAGTGGGATACTATATTAGCAGACACTGACCCAGCATTATTCTTAAGAGGTGGTGTTAATGGAACAGAAGGTGCTTGTTACTGCGCAGTTGAGAACTTAATAATAGGTTCTGATGTAACAGACCCAGAAGGTTCATTTAAAGTATTCTATGATGATTTAGAAGAAAAAATGTTCTTTAGAGGATATTTCAAGTTAGGTGTACAATTTCTGTACCCTTCACTTGTACAATGGGGAATTTTCTACTAAAAATAATGTAATGATAGAGGGGGAGTAATCCTCCTCTTAATTACTTTTAATTAACAATATAAAATAATAATAATATGGCAATAGATAAAGGTATAGGCGTAGATTGCACAGCCCTACAAAGCACAGGTGGTATAAAGCAAATATGCCTAAGAAGTTTTGCTTCTGATGATGAAGTTACATTTGATAATGGTGTTGGAAAACATGATGTAACAAAGATTGTTAGTGGTGGTGGTTCTACAGCAAATTGGTTTGTTTTTGAATTTAAAAATGAAACTGCTGCATTAACTATAAATGCAACTAAAGAAAATGGTTCAACAGCATTTGAGTGTGGTCTTAGTTTTATGATACCTCAAATAAACAATTCTAGGATGCATGAATTACAAACAATGCTTGACACTTGTATGATGGCAATAGTTGTAACTACAAATGATGAAAAATTAGTTATTGGATTAAGTGAGAAATATGCAAATGAAGATGTACCTGCTAAAAACCAAACTTTCTTAAATTTAGCAAGTATGGAGGGTGGTACTGGTGCTGCTTATTCAGATGAAAATGGGATTACTGTAAACTTAATGGCAAGACAATTTGAACTTCCAAGACAGTATGACCCAGCAACTGGTGCAGGTCTTGTAATTGATACATCTGCTTTAACAGCAACAACAACGTAGTAATTAAATATATAATAATAGGTTGGTATTTTATCGTAAAATGTTTTAACATGACCCTATTAATATATTTTTGTAAAAATGTGTGATTGTTCAAATAATGTTGTAGATTTATCACACTTAAAAATTTATACAATTATGGCAGAATATAAAGCAATAAAAAAAGTAACAGTTTATCATGGTGCTAACAGTGTTATTAGAACAGCATCAGCAACTCAAGAAGAATTAGCATACGCTTATGAAGAGTTAGGAATGATTAATGAAATACAAAAATTAACTACAAACAGTAAAGATGAGCCAAAGAAAGCAACCAAAAACAAAAAGTCAATTAAAAACAAATCAAAAGACTAATACTTTTGAGTTTGGTGTTTTTAACTTAGCGATACCAGAGCATATAGAAGAACCTTTGGACTTATCAAGAGTAAGGACTAAGTTTATACCTTTTGGTACTAACAATCTTTTTCCTCAATATTTAGCAGAATTAAAACGTAAATCTTCTACTCACAGAAGTGTACTTGCACAAAAAACTATTTTTACAAGTGGTGCTAAATTTGTAACAAACAACGAAGATTTAAAACAATATATTAAAGATGTCAATGCAGATGGCGAGAATTTAAGAGATGTCTTTAAAAAACTAGCAGATGATTACTATACATTTGGTAACGCATACATTGAGGGTGTATTGTATGATGGTGGACTAAATCTATATCATGTAGATGCCACTACTGTTAGAATGTCAAAAAACAAGAAGGAAGTTTATATACACCCAGATTGGGCAAAGTATAACACAATGAAAGACAAACTTACAATACTTCCTATTTATCCTAATGTAAGAAGCAATAGGTTTGTATTACAATTCAAAGATTATGAGCCTACATTTACTTTCTATGGTTTACCAGATTACGTTGCTGCATTAGAGCATATTGCGGTAGACTATGAAATAGGTAAATGGAATCACACTAAATTTAAAAATGGTTTCCAACCATCTGCAATAGTAGAGATTAGTGGTGATATGGGAGAAGAGGAGGCTAAGAAATTAGTTAGAGAGGCACAGAAAAAGTTTGTCGGAGATGGTAATAATGGTAAGATAATGTTTATAGTAAAAAATGGTGACACTTCACCTGCTAATGTAAATATTATAAAAGATGACCAAGAAGGAAGTTGGATTGACTTGCAAAAAATAACAGACCAAAACATTGTAACTGCACACAGATGGCAACCATCTTTAAGTGGTTTAGTTTCTAGTGGTAAAATGAATAATACAGGAAGTGAGATTAGAATTGCTTACGATTTAGCAATGACTACTGTTATTAAAGATACTTCTGATATGCTACTTACAGGTATTAAGAATTTATTATTTAAGGAGTTAGGATATTTACCAGAAGATTTACTTATACAGTACGAGCCACCAATTAGTTTTGCTACTCAAATAGACCCTTCTAAAGTTCTTACTATAAACGAGCAAAGAAGAATGTTAGATGAAGATTTACCAATGCTAGAAGAGGGCAATATGTTTATCACTGATAGAGAACAGATTATAGTAACAAGAGATGATGAAGATGGTGCGGATGAAGATGAAAGTCTACAAGTAACTGAAACTAATACAACAAACTAATATGGCAAATGTAAATCAATATATAACTTTAGTAACTGCAGCAGAGGTTATAAGCAATAGTTTTACTAACGCAAATACTGACACTGCTTTAATTTCTACCAACACGATATTATTATCAGAATTAGCACACATAAAACCTGCTTTAGGTAGAAAGTTTTACGAAGAATTAAAAACTCAACATAACAATGGAACACTAACTACTGCTAATCAAACATTAATGGATGATTTTCTTACTAGATGTTTGTGCTGGTTTGTTAGGTTTGAGGTTATAAATGAAGTGCAAAGTAATAGTACAAGTGCAGGTATAGTACACAATATTGATGAATTTGCAACAATTATAGACCCTGCTGAATTAAATGCTTATAAGCAGGACACTTACAGAAAATCTGAAATATATTTAGATGATATGATAGATTACATGGAGGGAGATGACCAAAATGGTTTATACCCAACATATGAAGCAAACAGACCTACAAGAGGTCAAGCATACAAAAATCATGGTATAATAATGTATGATAGTATTTACACTAGAAAAAGAAATTACACAAGTTGGAAAGATTTTTGCCCTTGTGATGATTGTTAAAATTAAATAAATGGCTGCAAACGAACACAAAAACTTAAAAGACATAAACAGACATAATCCAAAAGGATTTGAGTCTGCTCTTAATGACACTGTCTTATCTAAAGGAGAGGGTAGTGGTGCAGATACTACAGATGGTAGTATAGAATGGCAATCAAAGTCTTTGTTAGGAACAACTAATTATAAAATGCAAGGTTATATTAGTTCTGGTAACACTAATTATACTTTTGGAGAAGATATAGAAGATAATAAATCTCCTTTTCAATGGGATATAAATTTTGGTAGTACAAGTGCTACTGGTGCAACCCTAACTCCTAAACAGTTGTTTAGAATGGGGGTTTCTCATGTTATACCTTTTGCATCAAAAGTACAAAGAATAAGAGGTTGGGTAACAAGTGATGGTGGTAATGTTATAACAATAGCATTGTGTAAGGTAACTCCAACAGCAGGTTCTGCAAGTGCGGTAACTCCTGTGGTTGTAGATGAGTTTACTGCAACTGGAGGTAGTAGTGATTCTAAGTTGGTATTAATCAATGAAACTGCTATTACTGCATCATCTTTAGCGGCAGGAGATATATTGTTTCCAATGATAAAAGAGGCTAGTGGAGGTTCAGAGATTTTTGTAAACTTAACAATAGAAACAGTAGTATATTAAATTATAAAAAAAATAAAATATGGCATCAACAGTAACAGCATCAACACTAACAGTAACAATAACAGAAAGTTATGATTTAAATAATGTTGCTTATGGAAATACAAATTCAAAAACATTTACAAGTAAAGGACAGGTTTTACAAAGAATAATGAGTGTAAGTACCTCTGCACCTCAACTTCTTAATTTTGGTGCAGCAGATGCTGCAGGACAAGTTGCGGTTGCTGATTACGCTTATTTTAGAATTACCAATCTTGATGATACTAATTTTATCAATCTACAACTGTTTAATGGAGATGATACATTTTTTTATAAGTTAGCAGCAGGAGATACTTTTCTTTTAATGAATAATGAAATGGATGCGGTTGGAAGTTCAACAACTTTTACCGCATTTGCAGACATAACAAGAATATTAGGAGATGCAGATACAGCAGCGTGTGACATTGAAATGTTAGCAGTAACAGCGTAGATTATGGCTAAGAAAAGAAAATTAGGGTCTAAAAATCCTAAATATAAAAGCGAGTCAGAAAAAGAAGATAAGTATAAAAAAGAATTTGTACACGAAGTAAAAGGAGTAAAGGTTTATAAATTATATTTAAAATAAAATGGCTACTGAAATTGGAAAAGCAACTAAGTTAAAATTATCATTAGAAACTTTAATAACTGTAGGTGCTACTGTGGTTGTAGTTACTACTATGTATTTAACATTAAAGTCTGAAATTGCTGTTGCAAAAGAATTACCAAAATCAGAAGTCACTAGAATAGAATATGAGTTAAAAGATGAGTTGATAAGAAACACAATTCTTAAAACTCAAGATGATATAAATAAAATTACAAAAACACTAGAAAGAATAGAAGATAAAGTTTATGACAGATAACGCAAAGATATTTGTATTATATATTACACTTTTATTAATCGTAATGATTTGCGGTATTCATTTCTCAAATTAAATAAATGAGTATATTAGGTAAAATATTTAGTAGTGGTGCAACTGAACTTGTTAAAGGAGTCGGTGGTGTTATTGATGAATTACACACATCTAAAGAAGAAAAGTTAGAGGCGGAGAGAAAGATAAAAGATATGATAATGGGTTATGAGGCAGAAATGCAGAAACAAGTAACTGAGAGATGGAAGGTAGATATGAACTCAGATTCTTGGTTAAGTAAAAACATAAGACCATTAGTGTTAATCTTCTTAGTAGTATCTACTGTCTTAATGATATTTATTGATGCAGGTGTTATTGCTTTTGAGGTAAAAGACACTTGGGTTGATTTGTTACAATTAGTATTAATAACAGTTATTGGTGCTTACTTTGGTGGTAGGTCGTTAGAAAAAGTAAAAAAATAGATTATGCCTTGTTACGAATGTGAAAATGGTAAATGGAAGTTTGGTGAAACTGGCAAGTGTCAGTATGAAACTAAATCAGAGTGTGAAACTGCTAATAAAGATTATTATGCAGAAGAAACTTATGATGACTACCCTCAGGCAGCAACCACTAATGCTAAGAGAGCAATAAAGTACAAAGAAGAAAATGGTAGTTCTTGTGGAACTGTCGTGGGCTGGACAAGAGCCAGACAAATCGCAAATAGAGAAAAACTAACGAGGAGAACTATTGCAAGGGTTGCATCATTTAAAAGACACCAGCAGCACAAAGATGTTCCTTATGATGAGGGCTGTGGAGGCATAATGTGGGATGCATGGGGAGGAACTGAAATGATAGAATGGGCAATAAAAAAATTAGAAAAAATAGATAAAAAAAGTAATGAGTTTAAAAATGAAGAAGAATTTGAAATAAGCGAAACAACAAAAAAAACTTTGAAAAACAAAATGGAAGAACACAATGAGAATGTAAAAGACTTAGATGTAGAGTGGAATCCAAAAGTAACTGTTGCTAAATTAGAAAAAGTTTACAAAAGAGGTGTTGGTGCTTATTATACAAATCCAGAAAGTGTTAGAGAGTCTGTTACGAGTCCAGAACAATGGGCGATAGCAAGAGTAAATTCATTTCTTTTTGCAATGCGTAATGGTAAATATAGAAGCGGAAAACACGATACAGATTTATTACCAAAAAATCATCCAATGAAAAACACAGAAAAAAAAGAAAATAATATGGCTAAAAAAAAGAAATACTATGGAGATGAAGAGCATGACTTTCATTTTCACTTTACAGAAGAAATGATGGCAGAACTTCATCAAACAGGAGAATTAGAAGTTATGGTTAAGCAAGAAGATAGAGAAATGCTCATTAAGTTTACTTATGGAGAAAAAGAAAAGAAAGAAGAAATCATAATAGAAGAAGAAATTAAAGATGAATTTGAAGCCTTTTTCAATGAGATTATTAATAAACATAAAAAATGACATTAAATCATTTTAAAAAAAGAGAGTTTACTTGCAAGTGTGGCTGTAAACAAAACTTAATAAATGTAGAATTGCTACAAATGCTAGACAAAGCAAGAGCAATGGCTAAGATACCATTTGTAATAACAAGTGGTTATAGGTGTCCTAACCACCCAGAGTCAATTAAAAATCCTACATCATCACACATAAAAGGATTAGCAGTAGATATAAAATGTACTGACAGTAAAAGCAGAGCAATCATATTAGATTCTCTGGCTTATAATGGTTTCGATAGATTTGGATTGCACGATTCATTTATTCATACTGACATAGATAAGGATAAAGCCTGTCCTGTAATTTGGCTATATTAACAAAATTATTAACTTTAAACATATATAAAAATGGAAAACGTATTTAATTTAGTAAGCGGCTTTTTTGGAAAAATGACATCATTAATCGTAGGATTACTTTCTTTCGGTGTGATGGCGGAAATATTATTTGGTACTCCTGTAATGGGAATGTCGGTAATAGGTAATATTATGGGTGTAATAAGTGAATTAGGAGATAATGGTGTTGTTGGATTGATAGCACTTGTAATATTATACAATTTGTTAGAAAAAAAATAAATTAATCTTAGATAATTAATAAAAATAATTATCTTTGCTGAAGTTTAGGGTAGGGTAAAACCTACTTGTTTTCAAATTGTTTAGTTTAAGTATCAAGAATGGGGTGTTAATAACATCCCATTTTTGTGTAATATTTGGTATATTTTTTATATACATTTGTTTAGTAATCAATACTATAAACTATGACAACTAAAAAAATTAAAGGTAAAAGATTAAGACTATCTGCTGAAGAAGTTGATATTATAAATGAGTTTAGAGGAGATAGTCTTGAAAATATAAATGGAAATACAGCCTTAGATATACACTTAAAAGAAAGAGGTATAAACAAGAAAGATGTTGTTAGTGTAAAGCACTGGCAAAGCATGAGTGGTGAGTTAAGATTCTCTATTGTAACAAAAGAAGAATATGGAATTGCAGAAGAGCAGATACTTGACAAAATAAAAGATTTAATAGAAAGCCATTCTCCTAAATACACACCAATTAAAAGAGATAAATTTGCAAATCATCTTTTAGTTATAAATCCTGCAGACATACATATAGGTAAATATTCTAATGATACTGAAACTGGCGAGGGATATGATGTTGAAACTGCCTGTATGAGGGTTTTAGA